AATGGCTGCCCCCTTGCCGACTTCAAACATCTTGCGGGAGTTGGACTCCTGTAGGACCGCCATGGAGGAAAAGAAGGTTCCCATCAACTGAGCACGGGCCTGGAAGGAAGACCGCCACAGGGCCTCAGTGGACGCAAGCTGCCTCTGGTCCGCGAGGGATTCTTCGTTCTGAATGCGCCGGGTTTCGAACGCAACGAAATCCGCGCGGCTGATGCGATACATATCAAGTTCGTCCTGTTGCTTCTGCAACGCTTCCGCCCACTCCCTGCGCTTGTCCTTCATGTAGGAATTATGGCGTTCCTCTGCCTTGCCCTGCTCCGCCAGGGCGTTTTTCAGGCTCAGGATGTCCGCAGCGAATATACTGCCGAGGGTGCCGTTGGCCTGGATATCTGCCACGGTGCCCTTGACCGCGATGCGGAACTCATCCAGAGCCAGCCGGGCGTCAGCCAGCTTCGCATCGATGAATGACGTGTCGAAGTCAACGTTGTTCGGGGAGAACAACGTGGCCAGAGCGGAGCTGAACTCTGCTGCCTTGTCCTGGGCGTCAGCAATCGCGCTGTCCATGCCCTGGGTGGCTGTCCGAAGACCGCGAATGCCTTCATTGACTAAGGCAGACCCGGCGCCAGACAGGTCACGCCCCATGTCCGCCATGCCTTCGATGCGAAGCCCAGCAATAGCGTCACCAGTGGCCCGCAGCATGCGCCCGAGGGACTCTGTGACCTTGAAGAATCCAGCCTGGAGACCAGCCTGGACGGCGATCCAGGTTGCTTTGATTGACAGGAAGGCAGCTTCAAACCCGGTCCGCACTACGGCCCACGCCTGAACGGCAGTACCCGCAACGACCTGCAACCCGGTCGCGCCTGCCCCGATGGAATTAAAGATCAACCCGAACCCCTGCCATGCGTCACCCGCCAGCTTGGCGGCCATGCGCGTCACGTCCCAGACCTTGGCGCTGATGGCACCGAAGCCACCGACCTTGATGATCAGGCGGTCGAACCACGTTACCAGACGGACCAGGAGTGGGGCCATACCCTCCGCAATGGCAATGTTGACCGCAGTCATGCGGTTGCCCAGGGCCACGAAGGCATCGCTGGCCAGCCGGGCGCCCTCACTGGTGGCCTTGCCTGCCTCCGCCCCCAGCTTGGCCATTGCCACCAGGGCGGCGGACCCCACGAGGGCCAGCTTGGTGACCACCTTGCCCAGCTTGATGAGGGTCTTGCCAAGCTCCTCCCCCATCCTGGAGAACCGGGCCGCGATGGCATCCGCGGTGCTGACGCTGACCTTCTTGGCCTCGCCCATCTTGGCGTTCAAGCTGGCGAGGTCCGCGTCAATGCGGATCAGCAGTTCTTCAACGTTAATGGCCATCAGATGACCCCTTGGTCTTTGAGCTTGCGCTCAAGGCTATCAACGTCACGGCGGTCAGCAAAGGTGCCACGAGGTTTCTCTTTGCCCGACTTAGCCTGGGCGACTGCCCAGTATTCGCCGAAGGTGAACCCCCAGGCGTCCGCAAGGGGAACGCCAGCCCCGGCGACAAGGTTGGCGATGCAATCAAGGTAGGGCTGGCGGGCGTCGGCATCATCCTCGTCGCCCTCTACCCGTTTCCCGGGGGAGTGGTCACTTCTTTATCGAGGCCGAGGGCCTTGGACAGAAACTCCACAAGGGCCAGGGCATGGTTCGTCAGCCCGTCCTTCATGACCTTGGTTCCTACCTCATCCCGGCTGATCTTGTTCCCTGCCGCCAGGGCGCAGGCATGGATGACCGCGGCCACGATGCGGACCTGTAGCCCCGCTGGCCGGGCCATGTCGGTGATGATGCTGAACACGGACTTATCAAACTCCCCCTCCAGCTTTGACAGGGCGTCAAAGGTGGGGCGGAGAACCAAGGGTTCCCCACCAAGGGTGATTTCAGTCTCTCCACGAGCAGGATTGGCAGCCATGGCGAACGCCTTTCAGAAAGCCGAACGGCTGTCTTGGCAGACGCCCGGCGGGTGGAATCAAGGGGCGGGCGTGTAGACGATGGCTCCGGCGGACTCGAGCGACAGCGTGAACGTCTCAGCACCGTTCTTCTCTCCGCCACGTTCCAAGCTGGCAACCTGGAAGAGACCGTCGTAGCGGTCGCCCAGGCCGGACACCAGTCGGAGGTCCACGATGGTCGGACCATTGATGACCGCCAGCATGAACTTCTCGAACGTGGCTTGGTCCGTCACGAACCCATTGCCGGAGACCGACATGCTACGGATTCCGCAGCCATCCAGGAGTTCGCGCCAGGGCATGCCACCCTTGTCGGTCACGTCCACTTGTTCATTGTTGATTGTGAGACTGTTGGCTTCCAACCCACCAAGGGTCGTGAAAGTCAAGGCAGGATCCTCGAGCTGGATCAGAAAGTCTTTACCACAGTATTTCGGCATGACGGGGTTCCTTACGGGGTGTCGGTGATATGAGCACGATAGCGCTCGGTAGAAAGGTGAGTGGCTCCGTCAGTGTCTACGGTAGCATTGGAGGCCTCAAACCACAAGCACAAGAGCTGACCGGAATCCATGACGAAGGTCTGCTGGTGCAGGCAGGCATGGAGGGCGTCGCGGATGGCCATCACCTGCTCCGCCGATGGGTCGCGCGACCAGATGTTGATGGCCACCGTAAGATCGTACCCTGCGTCCGTCTTGGTGGACCAGTCTTGGGCGCCCAGGTCTACGAACGAATACGGGTAGTCCGTCTTCTCGGGGACATGGGTGTACGTCCTGCCCGCCACGAGGGCGAAGTAGGGTGCATTGATTGGCAGCCCACCATCGCGGAGGCGGGCAATCAGGGCCTTGAGGAAGGCCCCGGTGGTGGCTACGCTCATGGCTGCCCCCGCAAGCCATTGCGGATGGCCTCGCGGATGCGCTTCAGGGCAGCCGGGACAACGGTGTCAAATGCTGGGCGCATGAATGGGCGCGGCGCCATCGGCGACCCACGCTTCCGGCCGAACTCCAGGGCCTTGGAATAGACTGCCTTGGATGCCACCGTTGCGGGCTCGTTCGGGTTCTGGGCTTTCGTAGATACGACGCGAATGTTGCTGGCCAGAAACCCGGTGTCGCTGGCAGGGGCTTGCCCAGGGGCAGAGGATATATGCTTGATGTTGGCCAGCTTGCCCTTCATGTAAACGCGACCAGTCTTGGCCCCACTGAGGATGGACTGGACCGCCAGGGCGTGAACCGCCAGGGCCGCGTCGTCGATTTCCATGTTCACGTTCTCACGGATGGCCTCGGGCAGCCGGTCCATGGCCCGTTCAAACTCTTTCTTGTTCATCACCCGGACGGTGACGGTGCGGTTCGGGGTGGTCATTGCGTCACCCCTCGGCGGGCGTGAAACTCAAGGACGCGGTCACGGAACTCCACGTTGTCCACCGACAGGATATTGTAGAGCTCCCCACGGAAGAGGAAACGGTGCTTCACCGTGACACCACTGGCGTCAACGAAACGGCACCGGAATAGGTGGGTGGCTACTTCTGCCAGTTGGTCGTGCTGTACCGGCTCCGCACCATCCAGCATCTCCACGGACATCCAGACGCCAGGGTGGCTCGTTGGCCACGTTATGGTCTGGCCCCCGAAGGCGTCATCTACCTCAACCCGTGCCTGCACATCTATTGAGTGACGTAGCTCACTAGGGTCGAGGACGAGCTTCGCGTTGTCCTTGACGCAAGCCATAATCAGATCGCAAGAACCCTGTAGGTTCGCAGGGTCACCATCGCCCCGGACTTGGCCAAACATTCACCGCTGTCGCAGCACTCCCCGCGGTTCTCATAGAGGAAGGACACCAGCATCAGCAGGGCTTGCCGGATGGCTGGCGGGACGTCGGCCGCGGCTACGCCATACCCTGCCACCCACTGGACGCGGATAGCGTTGCTTGAGCGAAGGTTGGCTGGCCACGTGGCCGACCGCTTGAGCACCACCCTGGCGGGCAGGGCTTGGTCCACCGTGTCGACACGGTAGTTCACAGGGTCGTACACCGTTTCAACGTCATCCTCATCGAACGTGCTGACATCCCCCACACTGAAGGAGGGGAGCCACGGCAGAACCATGATGCGAATGTCAGACAGTTCTGACCGGCTACCCTGCACGGTGCCAGACCAGAATGGTTCCTGGAACGGGGCGCCGTCCAGGAATCCTTCCATCGCAGTGTTGATGAACTTCCTGCGGGTGAACTCCTGGGCCATGTCCACGGCCACCGCAATCAGGCTGTCTAAGTAGGTATCGTCGGCGCTCCCCGTGATACGGAGATGAGCTTTCACCTGAGCCAGATCAACAGGGGTGACCGCGGGTGGAGTTACCACCCGGTCGCGCATCTGATAGGTCTGGGTCTGGATGGCCATACTTACTTCGTTTCGGTTGCCTTGGCTGGCTTCACTTCACGGGCCAGCTTCTGGCCGAGGGCGACCTGGGCCAGAGCCTCTGGGACGTCAACGGTTTCCCCTGGCGCCACGGAAATGACCTGGGTGCCGTTGGCTGAGAAACGCCATGCCTTGTCAAATGCGAGCTTCATCGGGTTCCCTTTCTTGGAAGGCCAAACCACCGGGCGCAGGTGCGTAGGTTGCGCCCGGTGGTTCAGTCTGCCAGTAAAGGCAAATCAGGTGATCGAGCGGTTGACCGGGATGCGGTTGAGGCGGGTAAGAACCGCGACGACCGTGATGCCAGCGGACACGTTAGGCGTGACCACGGCACGAACCCACCGCTTGCCACCGACATAGGCGATGGCGTTGCGGGTGGCAGTGGCGATGACGTTGTCGTCCGTCACCACGGCAGAGGCCGGGGCATTGGCGAAGGCACCAGGGGCGCCTGCGCCGTTGTCATCGGCTTCCTGGATGGTGATGGTTCCGCCGGCGCCACCGACAGCAGTGGTCACCGCATGGAAACCCACGGCGTCGGCGCCACGGGTGTCAATGCTGGCGCCGTTCGTGGGCACCGCGACAGCGGCGGTCGGTTGACTGACCAAGATGTCCATGTTATGGACTGATTCACGGTTGGGCATGGTATGCTTTCGTTGAAGAGTGTGTTTGAAAGATGAAGGAAAGGGTTAGCTGGCGCCCTGGGGATCCCGTCCGGCCAAGAACGGACAGGGCGCCAGCCTTCCCAGGGATCAGCCAACGACCATCAGCTTGACGGCCTCGAAGTTCACCACGTCGCCACCAACCCGCTTCCGGGTGTAGAACTCGACGTAGGGCTTCGAGGAGTATGGGTCGCGGAGGACACTGATGCCCAGGCGATCCACGATCTGGTACGACTCGGCGAGATTGCCGAAGCCGATGGCCAGCGCACCCGTCGCGATGGACGGCATGTCGTTGAACTCGGTGATGGGGAAGCCGAGCAACGTGCTGGGCTGGCCCATCTCGAGGCCGGGTTGCCACAGGTAGGCACCCTGGGTGTCCTTCAGCTTGCGGATCGCACCCTGGGCCAGACGACCCATGATGAACCGGCTGCCGCCACGGTAGAACTCCTTGACCGCATAGATCAGGTTCAGGAGAGCGTCACCCGTGATAACACCAACGCCACCAGAGGCGATCTGCTCGATCTGGCCCCAGTTGGTGCCCGCAGCATAGGTGAGCAAGCCGCGGGGCTTGTTCACACCATCGCCAAGGACGAAGGCCGTGGATTCGGTGCGGGCGAACTTGTCAGCAACCTTGCGGCTGAGCCAAGCTTCCACGTCCACTTCCGCGTCTTCCAGGAGCTTCTGCGTCGCCTTCGGGCGGGCGCGGAGCTCGTGGGTGGGGATGCGCCACTTGCCGATCTTCGGCGTGGTGGTTTCGGCAGGGGCAGCGGTTTCGCTTTCCCAGCCAGCGCCCGGCTCATCGATGTCGAAGTAGCCTTCCAGCGCATCAGTGCTGATGTTCTGGACGCTGGCCACGGCACGCATCGGCGACGTCTCGAACACACGGGACGCAATGCGGCCCGACATGTCCGCGTTGACGAAGTAGCCACCATCGGGGTTGGAGTTGACGGACAGGGCCTTGCGTTCGGCCAGGGCATCGAGGCCCTTGCTGTCGCACTTGCGGAGATACGTGTTCAACGCCTTGCGGTGCTCAACCTCAACCTCGGTTGCTTCGGGCTTGCCATCATGGCCAGTACCACGACGCTTGATGGCCACTTCGATGGCTTCCAGGCGGGCCTTGACTTCCTGGAACTTGTCCAGGTCGGCGCTGATCTTGGCCAGCTTGGTTTCGGTGTCGCTGGACGCCTTGCCCAGCTTCTTGATTTCCTCATCGCGGGTGGCGAGCGTGGTCTTGTGCTCGTCCCAGGCTTTGCCCAGGCCCTCGATGGCTTTCTTGATTTCGGCGACTTCCATGGTCTATGTCTTTCAGGGAATGCGCTTCGTGAGCGCAGTGATGGTGGAGAGCAGGTCGTCCAGGTCTTTGTCCTTCGGGAGTTCCGCGTCACGCAGAACCTTCCAACCGTCGGCGAGGACCGCCTTCGCTTGGTTCGCTGATAGGCCCGCGTCGCGCAGTACCTTTTCAGCCGTCCGGATATCAACTGGCTTTCCGTCTGTTGAAATGAGTGATTTTGCGCTGGTAATCAGGGCGTCCGGGTTCATGCCGAAGGATACAACGGACCCCTCCATGAGCTCCAACTCCTTCAGCACCCGGCGCCCGCCAGCGTCGCGTTCGCTGTCCAGCGTCACGTAACCAATGGACATACCCTTCGGCCCATTGCCGATGAGCATACGGTGGGCCTGGATGGACTTCTGCACGGGCGCCGGTCCGTCAATCCACAGACGGCCCTTGACGAACAACCCCTTGTCGTCCACCCGCATGTCAACCCAATCGCCAATCGGCTCCATGCTGTCATGGCCGAAATACATGGCGGGCAACTGCCGCTTGGCGTTCCAGCGGGCCAGCGATTTATCAAAGGCCCCGGGTGCGACAATGTCGTTTCCGTAGTCCACGTTTCCAAACGTGGACAGGTAGCCCTCGAACTCGCCGGTCTGGTCAACCGCCTTGGTCAGCATGTAGCGGAAAGTGGAACGTTCCATGGTGTTGCCTCTAGTAAAGCGTAGGACGCAGAGTATGCAAGCGTCGGGTCATGGGTCTAACAGGCAGAGGGTGTACCACGCGGACGCTTGGCAGTTAGCAATCTCCGCACGGGCGAGGATGCGTATGTCCGTCAACGCTGGCAGGCTCAAGGCGATTTCACCACTTGTGCCGAACCCGAAGGAACTCTGGTAGAGGCGGAGTGGGAAGATGCCCTGCCAGACCCCGCCCGGATAACGGATGAGGATGCTGATGGTCAGGTTATCGGTGTTCGTGGTGCTGCACCCGAAGGCCACCACCATCCCACGTTTGCCCGCTGGAATGGTGTAGTGGCTTTGATACGATCGGTTGGCGATCGGGGTGCCAATGTTTCCACCCGGGGCTTGGATGAACGCACAGACCGGGGTTCCGCCTGCCACTTGGCGAACGGTGACGTTTCCAGCGTTCTGTCCTGTTGACCCTGCCGCCATGACGAGGACCTGGAACACGCGAAACCATGTTCCAGGAATGGCCACGGCGGTCAGTCCATTGAGATTGACTGTCTGTGATTGTGGGTTTCCTGTGGCGTCAAGCCCGATGACCATGACCGTCTGTGCCCCGGTCCCGGCTGCCGTATCCAATGCGCTGGACGACAACACTTCAATCGCCTGGGCGGTGGTGGGGAAGAAAGTGTAAAGTCCATCCCCACCCCATATGTCCTCATCCGCCCCTGGGTCAATGTCCCCTGCGGCACCCACCACTGTCACCACCGTTCCACCACGGACCACGCCGAACGAGATGGCGTGAGTGAATGGTACGGACACGTCCAGCCCCTGACGGCGCCCGGCGATGCCGTCAAGGCTTTCGGTGCTGATCTTCGGCTGGGGGTCGATGCCGGGGGTTGGCATGGCTCAGGCTTCGGGGGTAAGGCTAACGACCGCAACGTCGACTGACGTGACCGACGAGTAGGTGATCTGGGCCAGCCCGGACGTCGGGTTGCGATAGGCGGATGGTGGGAACGGGCCGATGACGGTGGTGTCACCTGCCGCCACCACAACCGTCCGGTCGGTAACAGGCTGGCCGTCCACCGTGGGGATGATGTTCAGCGTGACGGTGATGGGCGACCCGCCACCGTTGCGGACGACGACTGCCTGCCGCCCGTCGGTGGGGAAGGTTTCGCCCGCCACGTCAGCGGCAGCGAGCAGGGACGTGAGGACGATGCCTGCCCGGGTGATGGGGGTTACGGTACGGAGTGACATGGTGGTTCCTTAGAGAGTGGGTGGGTTCGGCCATGCGGGAGCATAGGCCGACAGGGTTGCGGGGTCTGTGATTGCATCGACTTCAGCCTGGGCGCCAACGGGCACGTCACGGAGGGCTTGCCGATAAGCTGCCCAGGCTGCCTTCTGGTCAGTGGTGCCGATGTCGTCCAGCCGGGCCTTGATGGCGTCGCTGGCGTTCAGCCTGCGGTTGCGTTCGGAGCGGACGCTGATCATCGTGGCGACCCTGGCCAGGGTTATTTCAACAACGACCGCCGTGCCATCGTAGCGCCAGCAATCGCGGAACACCGTGGGCAGCGCGAGGCCATCGGGCAGGCGCGTCCAGCCATCGGGCGTGGCGATGTTCGGGTGTCCCGGCGCGGCGGTGTCCACCGCGATGCTGCCGTTGGGAAGCTGGAATAGGGCGATGGTCATTATTGATCTCCGAAAATCTGGACGCAAACCACAGGAGTATCAATCTGCCCCACAACATTATCGTTACTGGTAACGATAAGAACGCTGGTTGTGAGCATATCGGCCAAGCTGTTAATCTGCGGGTGAACGTAATATGGAACCTTGAGGGTACTCATTCCGCCCACTGAATAATTCGTGTTCGCCATAGGTGTAGCAAAGTTGATTCTATACGCACCTGACCCAACCTCTGTGACGCTGCTCACGTTGTAGGAATCGCGGATTGCCGCACCGGCACCAGTAGTCCCGTTGAAGTTCACCCACGCTTTCGCCACACCCGGCGCGTTCTTCAAGCGGTCGGGGCGGATGAACTTGTCCACCACGGTTTCAGCGGCGATCTCGGCGGCAGTAGCGGCACCGCTGGACTCGACTGCCTGCGGGGTGTCGCTGACCACGAAGTCAAAGAACACTTCCGTCAGGCGATTCGGTGATCCTCCGTTGGCGGTGACTTCGGTAGCCGCGCCACGGGTAGTCGTTGACCCCTGTTGCTCTTGTGAACTGGTCCAGGCAAGCCCCGTGCTGGGGTCGTAACCCCAATTCGAGCCATCCACGACGTTCGCTGATGGGATGTTGATGATGTCCACACACGCGAAACCAGTTCGTCCCGCCTGGGCGTACCACTGCGGCTGGACTACTTTGTTCCGGCCAACGAACATTTCGTATCGGGTGGCGTCCCCTGCGGCTGATGCGAATGCGGTTGCAGACAGACGGAATCCGTTGGCGGCGGACGGCGCGGCAAGTGGCGCACCGTTCGTGCCCGACTGCGCCCCGGCGTCCTTACGGTAGCTCCGATATTCACCAAGCGCAGCAGGCGTCACGGTCACGCGCGTCATCGCATAGGTTTCCGCCAATCGGAAGCTGCGATTCTGGACGGTAGTGACTCCGGTGTCCCATCCCGCGATTGGAACGACAACAGTGAACGAGAACGTGCTGAGCTGGTTCATACCGACTGCACCGTTGCCCCAGTATTCTGGGTCGCAGGTCAGCAGCGTGTTGTTCGCCATCAGATTGATACCTATCAATTCTGTGGCGCTGGCGACGGCCACGGCACCGAGGCATCCGTAATAGTCTCCAGCCGTGAGCTTGGATACCCACATCGTTCCGACTTGCCCACGAATGTTGAACGGCGGTGAAGTGGTGGCAGCTTGTGAAGCTACCTTCGTCAAATCAACCGATAGTCCTGCGGGAAGCGTAAGCTTATATGTCCCGACGCCAGCGGTCCCGAGGGTAGATTGCTCGAACTCATAACGGATTTCTGCTGAGTCACCGACTCGCCGCCACCACACTTTATCGCGTACCACCGTACCCTTGGTCGGGTTCGTGGTCGTAGCGGTGATGGTGATGGAGCCAGCGTCGTTCCAGGGTCCGATCTGTGCCATCGATGCCAAGCTGCCGCGGGCTGCCGTGAAGAACGCGATTCCATCCGTATAAATATCAACCCAATCACCGGGCAGGAGCATCAGGCCGTTCGCATCACCGTTGATGGTGCCCGTCAAAGAAAACACGCCAGTCACAGCAGGGTCCACACGGAAGCCGATGAACTTTCCACTATCCGGCACGGATGCGGCTGGCAGGGCCGTCGGATACCCGGTGCCGGTCAGCTTGTGGACCTTGCCGTAGGCAGTACCTGTGAGGCTGGACGCCGCAGCAAGGACAACCTCGGCGCTCTGGCGGGCAAACCAACGGTCGCCACCACTGCCGCCAGCCGTGGCCCATGCCACACCACCGGACCCGTCGGGCTTCAGAACCTTGGTCGTGTCTACGACCGCAGTCTTGGCCGCATCGACGTTCACCTTCTCGCCCACTGGCACACTGCCGTCGCCCTCGGCCACTGCCCGCGGGTTGTCGCGTAAGCGTTGCACCAGGGTATCGGTCACCACCTGCCCGATGGTGATGTCGCCGTTCGGTATGTCGTTCCAGGTGGTCATCTCAGCCCCGTGCTCGTTGATAGGTCATGACGCATCGACAGTTGATGACCTGATCCGCGGCGCCCGTGGGGTCACCTGGAAAGGCCAAGCTGGATCCGTCCAGGTTGAATGATTCAGTCAGGGCCACGGCTTGCCCATTGGCGGTCAGGTGGTCCTCCCGGGTGCGGGCGTCCTTAGTGGACACCCACCGTTTCATCATGGGGAAGTTGAACGTGGCCGCGCCCGACAGGGACCCCATCTGGCTTGCCCCGTGGCTTTCCGTGCGGGCGATCATCTGCGACCGCCAACGGGGCACCTCGTCGCCCATGACCTTCCGTATCTGCCTCGCCATGGCGTCTACACCGATACCGTCGCCAACCCCTGCGGCCACCACTGACCTGATCTGGTCCTTGGTGGTGCCCACGATTCCCGTGACCTTGTTCCCCACCGTTCGGCGGATGAACTGGTCAATCGCGGTGTCAAGCTGCCCCTGGGCGTCCTTACGCTCGCGGACAGAACTGCCCTTGGACCCCGCATGGATGACCATGATGCCGAATGTATTGGCGACCATGGTGTCCGCCGCGGTGATGATGCGCGTCATCCGCCGCGAATGGTCATCCATGAGGATTGATAGGCTGGTGTCAAACGTGCCTGGACTGGCTTCATAGGCCCTGGATGATGCCACACCGATTCGCCGAAGTTCCTGCATCACCGGGACCGCAATGGCCCGCTCGAAGCTGACCATCATCCGGCGCTGGATGGCAGCTTGCCGTTGCTGGGATACCTCGCTGGTGAGGTCAATCATCCAAGCCCTTCAGCAACCGTTTCAGGGCCTTATCGGCTTCAGCCACCACGCTATCATCAGCCACGCCAAGGTCTGCCCCTTGCGGAAGGTCAACACTGAACCCCAGGGGCAGCTTGCCAGCGTCCACCATGATCTGGTCGGCTTCGGCTTCCGGAACCTTATCGTAGCCCAGGGCTTCGCGCTTCTCGTTGATGGTAAGGAAGGCAGCATTGCCAACCGTTGCCCACTTCTCCGATCGGCGTGGGGCCAGGGCTGGCACCTGATCCAAGTCAGGGACGATCTTAAACGCGGGCATGCCCGGCGCCAGCGTGGCCAGCCAATGGCCCAGGGCAGCACACAAGTTCATGGTCAGCGGAATGACCGTGTCTTCCCACAAGGCAAGCCGGGCCTGCTCATAGTTGGCAAACGTCTGGTCCCCTTGCAACGGAATGACCTGGGTGGGCACGCCGAACGCGGCTGCGATTTCCCGGCCCGCCACGTTGCGCCCTTCCAGGAAGTCCATCTCCGCTGGCGACAGGGCCAACGTTTGCCACTTCAGCCCACCTTCCAGCAACATCGGGCGCCGGGCGTTCTTGGCGCCGGAATACTGCTCGTCGATTTCCTTCTTCAGATTGCCGAACTGCCCCTCGGTGAGTGTGCCCTCAGTGGTCAGGGCGCCGGGGGGAGCGCAATAGTTGTCCAGGAGCGACTTGTTCCAGTTGGAGCCTGAATTATGGGTGTCCACTGCCATCGCTGCGGCCATCAACGGGCTCATGCCGAACCACTTGTCAGCCTCCCGGGTGGACGGGGTGAAGGTCTTCCAATGGAAGAAGGAACACGCCCCATTGATGGGGTCCACGTCCCAGGCGACCTTCGTTGCGCCGTCTTCCCAGGCG